CTACCAAGTACAACTGAAGACTGACCTAAGGAGCAGTGTATACAAGACCCTATACATCAAGGCTTACAGTGTAGGACAGATAGTTGATCAACTTGGTGAGGATTATTTTGTAACAGAAGTAGAGGAGTGGAAGATTGACGGAAGCAGAACTGATAGAGATGTTAAGGGAAGCAGTCAAGGACAAGCCAGTTGACTGGGTACTTGAGGATGTAGAGGATGAACACAACTATTACTTTAGGTTTACACTGAAGGAGACTGACGATGTATGACTTTGTTCAAGACCCTGACAGACTGAAGGACAAACTGTTTGTACAGATGAGTGAAAACTATCTGACCAATACCTTTCCTGTTGAGGCTGTTGATTGGGAACAAGAACAGCTTGAACAATGGATTGAAGAAAACAAGTGGGAGCCTTTCGTGTATTGGGATAACCATAGTATACTTGAGTTAATCGAGATGGCAGCAATAAAAGCCTACGAGTTTTGGCAAAAGGAGTTTAAACCCAATGCTACCTGATGAAATGGAAGCTGAGAAGAATCGTAAGATAATCTTAGAAATGTCAGATAAAATTGATTTGATAGAACGAAATGTGCTAGAGCTACAAGGACAACTACAAGCAGCATACAAAAGGATTGCTGAGTTGAAGGAGAAGGAATGTTTCTGTGGCCTAGCAGAAGAACCAGTTCTTGCAACAGAGGAGTATTGATATGGAGATTGATGCTGAGACTAAGTTTTACATAAGACAAATTGTCGTTGAGTTGTTCAAAGAAATACTAGAACCAAACGCATCTGGAAACAAAGAAGTGATACAGCTTGAAGATAATATCAACGACATAATAAGAAATAAACTTGACAATTACAAAGTAGAAGTGTATGGAGTAAGTCTAAGGGAGTATTGATATGACTTGGATAAGCCACAAAGAGTGTCCTGCTGCTGACTGTGATAGCAGTGATGCGTTCTCATACAACACAGAAACTATGGCAGGTAAGTGTCATTCTTGCAACAGGTCTTACCCAAAACAAATGCGAGACCTTGACAATTGGGCAGAAGAAGAGTATCCAACTTACAAACACAACAAGGAATCTTGGGATATGCAACAACAAGAATCAAATGTCACGGAGTTTGTCAAGCCTATGCACATGGCATATCGTGGCATTACCAAAGAAACTATGGAGTTCTACGACTGTAAGACTTTCATAGATGGCAAGGGTGAACCAGTACGACAAGAGTACATCTACCCTTCAGGTGGTGTGAAGGTCAGGCAACTACCAAAGACATTCAGTGCTAGGAATCTAAAGACTGATGAGTTGTTTGGTATGAACCTATGGAACAGTGGCACAAGCAAGATCATTACTATCACAGAGGGTGAGCTAGATGCTATGTCAGCATACCAGATGCTACACAATCCTAAGTTCGACAACCCTGTTGTGTCACTGCCATCCTCGACACCATCGCACAAGCTATGGGAAAAGATAAACAAGTTCCTGAGTTCATTCGACAAGATAGTATTGTCTATCGAACACGATGACCAAGGTAACTCAGTAGCTGCAAAAATTGCAAGCCTGTACCCTAACAAGGTCTATCGCATGGAGCTTGACAAGTACAAGGATGCCAACGAGTTCTTGCAAGAGGGTCATGCCAAGACATTCAAGTCTGCATGGTTCAATGCTAGAAAGTATACACCTGCCAACATACTGAATACACCTGATCAATTCCTTGGCTTGTACAACAAGTCAGAGAACCATGTGTATGTGGAGACAGGTGTGCAGGAGTTCGATGAGATGTGCCTTGGCCTGATGCAAGGACACTTCACATTGTTCAAAGCACAGACAGGGATAGGTAAGACAGAGTTCATGCGTTACCTTGAGTACAGGATACTCAGTCAATACCCTGACATCAAGATAGCTACGTGGCACATGGAAGAGACTAAGCTACGGTCTATCCTTGGCTTGGTATCCTACGAGTTGAACGACAACCTGACACGCAAGGACTTGATCGAGGACAAGAACGCTGACAGTCTAGTGCAACAGGCTATCACCAAGCTGACCAAGGACGAGAGGCTATACCAGTTCTTCCTCAATGACGAGGACGATCCACTTGACTTACTGTCACAGATCAGGTATCTGTCTCAAGCGTGTGATGTCAACTACGTATTCTTCGAGCCTATCCAAGACATATCTGCCAACGCAGGTACAGAGGATAGCAAGGAGCAGTTCCTAGCTGACCTGTCAGTCAGGCTATCCAAGCTTGCAGCAGAGTTGGGTGTAGGTATTGTGACAATAGGACACACTAACGATGACGGTCAGGTAAAGTACTGTCGTATGATTGAGCAACGTGCCTCAGTTGTAGTTGATCTACAGCGTGACAAGATGTCAGAGGACAGAGAAGAGAGGAACACAACCAAACTATTAGTAACAAAGAACAGGCCAGTCGGCCCCACAGGATACGCAGGGCAGCTACAGTTTGACCCTGACTCCTTTACATTGAAAGAAAAGTATGCAGTATATTGATCCCTTTGCTGCCTTTGCAGCAGTTATATATTTCTTAGGCGTGTTCCTACACTACGTACACGTCAGGACTATATTTTATTTTTTAGAAAAACAAGATGAGATGAGCCACAGAAAAGCTATATCTAGCAGTATCTTCTGGATATTCAATACGCTAGTTCTAATATGGTACGAGTTTACAGGAGAAGATGACCATGCGTAGTGTAGCTATGGACATAGAAACAGAATCACTTACACCAGAAAAGATTTGGTGTATTTGTGCAGAGGATGTAGAGACAGGTGAGAAGGAGCAGTTCGTTCACCTAACAACAATAAAAGAAGAGAAGGAGAGATTCATTGACTACTGTAGCAGATACGATAGGTTTATATTTCACAATGGAATCTGTTTTGATGTTCCTATTATTAATCGCCTTGTAAAGAAAGACTTGATACCTTTGGAGTCAGTCCTTGACACACTTATTGTCAGTAGACTGGTTGACTTCGACATCAAACATGGGCATGGCCTCAAGGCTTGGGGCATCAGGTTAGGTAACTTCAAGATGGACTTCTCAGACTTCTCGATGTTGTCAGATGAGATGATCAAGTACTGTCATCAGGACGTTACAGTTACATTAAGAGTGTACGACAAGTTCAAGAAAGTAATAGATGATCCTGATTGGCAATGGGCTATACAGTGTGAGCATGACATACAAATACTGTGTCAGACCATGACAGACAACGGCTTCTACTTCAACAAGACAAAGGCTGAAGAGTTACTTGATGAGATAGAACAACGCAAGGCACACCTTGAAGATGCTTTTCAAGAGGACTTCCCACCCAAGCTAGAGGAAGTCAACCGCATCAAGTACAGAAAGAAAGCTGACGGTACACTGTACAGTAACGTGACCAACGCACAAAAGAAACATGCAAAGACACAAGTAGACTGGTCAAAGCAAGAGCCTGAGCTAGTGTGCTACGACTTCATAGAGTTCAACCCTGCCTCACCAAAGATGCGGATAGAAAGACTATGGGAAGCAGGATGGAAACCCTTTGAAAAAACGAAAGGCCATATTGATTATGAGAGACAGTCAGCTAGACCTTTTCGGTCATGAAAGACTAGAGTTTGAAGGTGAAACTAAATGTTGTTCTAGATGTAAACAACATCTTCCTAACAATTTTGATTTCTTTGGAAGAAATAGAAGAATAGGTTCTGATGGTAATGTAAAGACTTTAACCAATCATATATGCAAAGACTGTTCAAATCATCAAGCTAGGATTCTAGCAAGTCTAAGAAAAACTGCTCCACCTACACCAGAAAATTGTGAGTGTTGTTCTACACCTTTTTCTTCTATAAAAAGTTTAGACATACACTTAGATCACTGTCATGAAAAAGAAACCTTTAGAGGATGGCTTTGTAAAAGTTGTAATATAGGTATAGGTATGTTAGGTGATGATATTGATGGGCTGAAGAAAGCACTTAAATATTTAGAAAGATGTGAGGAAGAAAATGGATGAACGAGGACAGAAGTTTGCTAAGTTCGGATGGACTTTATCTGAGGCAAACCTTAACACACTGCCTGAGACAGCACCTGCAGGAGGCAAACGTCTAGCAGAGTGGTTGACACTTGAAGGTAGGCGATCCTCACTAGTGGAGTGGCTAGGGCACTGTGGTGACGATTCACGTATTCACGGTAGCTTTACACACGTTGGTGCATGGACAGGCAGGATGGCACACAGGAACCCTAATCAAGCCAACATCCCTGCACAGTTTCATGGTGATGCTGTCACTGCTGTAGAGAAAGTAAAGGACAGATACGATGGTCAACTACGTGAGTTATGGTGTGTACCCAAAGGCTGCTACTTGGTAGGTACAGATGCTGAGGGTATCCAGTTACGTGTACTTGCACACCTGATGAAGTCAGAGGAATACGTACACGCTATCGTGTCAGGTAAGAAGGAAGACGAGACAGACATACACAACCTCAACAGAAAGGCTCTAGGTATGTCACATGTCACTAGAGATATGGCTAAGACTTTTATCTATGCGTTCCTACTAGGTGCAGGTAATGCCAAGGTAGCACAGATACTCAAGGTTAATCAGAAAGAAGCAAAGCAAGCAGTTGAAAACTTTATGCAATCAATTCAAGGACTTGCTGAGTTAAAGAAAAAGATTATACCACACATAGCTAAACGTGGGTGGTTCAAAGGTCTTGATGGACGTAAGGTTGTAGTACCTTCAGAACACAAGACACTAGCAGGTATGCTTCAGAATGGTGAGTCAACCATAATGAAACATGCAGCACTCGATTGGGTACACAAAGCTAAGAGACAGTTCCTTGAGTTTAAGCTTGTGACGTGGCCTCATGACGAGTGGCAAACAGAAGTGCGTGGGCAGATGAAAGATGCTGAACTACTAGGTAAGATACAAAGGCAATCTATTGTTGACACTGGTGTAAAGTTTGGTATGATCTGCCCACTCGCAGGGTCAACTGACATAGGATATAATTGGAAGGATACTCATTGAGTTGGATTTTTGCACTATCACCTATCATTTTTTGCTTGACATTGAAAGCATTTGAGTATAGGTTGTTAAAACGAATCAGTAAAGAGGAGCTTGTAAATGGCAGCTAAAAAGAAAACTAAGTATGGTGTATTCGAAGGTGACTTGTATTACGCACGTATCTTCGAGGACAACATAGATGACTCAGAATACCATGAGCGTACAGAAGGACAGTTCAATACTGTGTTCGTACCCAAGGACGATGATGAGCTACAGAAGATTGTTGAGATGGGTTTCCCTGAGGAATCAATGGGCAACCGTATGATCAAACCAATCGCTGCAGCAGACAATCGTGCAGGTATGAAACTTAAACGTCCTAACAAACACCCTTCTGGTATTGAGGACTTTGGTGGTGCGCCATCCGTTACCCACGGCACTACCAATAAACCTTGGGATTACATTGAAGACGGTGCTCTTGGTAACGGCACTAAGGCCAAGGTTAAAATCTCTATCTACGGTGAGGGATCTACCGCCTCAGTAAGGTTAGAGAAAGTGGGCATCCTCGAACATGTACCATTTGAAGAGATGGCTGCAGAGGATCGTTGGTAACAACCCATGTACTCCTTTCGTTGTAACTGGCAGGGCTTCGGCCCTGTCCTTTTTTCCTAAGGATTAGAGATGAAATACGCAGTAATGATTATGTTTGATACTGACGAGGATTACAACTACGTGCCTGAAGAGTGGCCTTGTAATACTACAGAAGGATACAAACCAAAGCTGTTCAATACTTACGAAGCAGCAGAAGAAGAACGCAGTAAGTGGAACACAGGTATCATCGTTGACTACAGTGACGATATACTTAGACCAATGACACAGAAGGAACGTCAACGTGCCAAAGAACGAGAACTTGCAAATACTGGTTGACGGTGATCCGTTCGCTTATCGTGCAGCTTTCTCCTGTGCAGATGAAGAGGCAGAAGCAGCAGTAGAAAAGATTGATGAGTTACTAGAGACTGCACTTGAGGCAGTACTGTGGGAAGTAACTGATGACAAGTATCAGATCTTCCTGACAGGTAAAGGTAACTTCAGAAAAAACATTGCTGTCACCAGAGAATACAAAGGTAACAGGAAACAAGAGAGACCTGTACACCTTGGTGATATTAGGCAACACTTGATTGATAATTGGAAAGCTATTGTGTCCAAGGATGAAGAGGCTGATGACTTGATTGGTATCTGGTCTAACCCTGAGAGCATTGTCATATCAATAGACAAGGACATGTTGCAGCTACCATGCACACACTACAATCCACACAGACGTACTTGGCAGACAGTCGAGGAGTTTGAAGGGTTGAGGTTTTTCTACAAGCAGATACTTACAGGTGATTCGGCAGACAACATTCAAGGTATCTACGGTGTTGGACCTAAGAAAGCAGACAAGATACTGGCTGACTGTAAGACAGAACAAGACTTG